GCGATGCTTTAAACAGTATCGTTCGGAGTTAACACGGAATGAGGCGGGGGGAAGACTTTCGTTGGCCATCCTGGCCATTCACCATTACCCCTGGCCGTAGCGAAGGATAACTTGCATGCGCATTAGAACAGAAGATGCTCTCACTGATCTTACGATCAATCGTGTCTATAACAGCAATTACACTCAAAACTGCGTGGACATAGTCCAAGACGTAGTGAATGAGAAGCTGTACGGGCAAACCCGTGTCACGAAAGACGTAGAGATTGAGAACTTCCATGCTCGACGTGCAAAAGGTGAGTTGTTCTTTAATCCATTCAGCTCCACCTACGAAAGCCGGACATTTGCTTCCGGTGGGTGGCATTATACTCGGGATACCCCGACGTATCATTGCTATATGGATAAGGGCAATGGACCTATTTGGGTCCATATGAAACTAGGTCTTAAGAGTACACCAAGTACTCCGTACAACAAGGTTTACATAGCTGGGCATCTGCCCAGTAACCTTGACCTAGATGTGCTGAAGACACTGGCGATGACGCAAGCCTTGGCGAACGTCAAGAAGCCGGAATTCGCAGCACTCGTCTCCCTAGGCGAGCTACGGGAAACCATTGGTTACCTCCGCAATCCCTTAAAGCGCCTGACTAAGTTACTCCGGAAGAACCGGGAACAGATCAAGGTGCACTACAGGAACGAAAGAGGACGCCATAGGTTTGCCAAGGTCCGTAAGAAAACAACTGGAAAAGATGCTTATGAAGTTATAAGTGACTCCTATCTGGGTGGAAGATACGGGCTGAGACCTCTCATCGGGGAGGTTCAGGGCTATTTAAAGGCTATTGAGGCGTTAAAGGACAAGACCCGGCGATTTACTGCCCGGGGCTATACTAAAACCCAAGAGGAGATGACTGAAGAGTCTATTCTCTCGGGACGCACGATGTGCTGGGATTGGAATATCCCTCTAACCACGGTTCATACCGCGGAGTGCCGTGCAGGATCCTTATACGATGTTAACCTCAAGGACAGCTTCGGATTCGACCTATCGCAGGTCCCCGTTGCCCTGTGGGAACTAACCTTTTTGTCTTTTATGGCAGACTGGTTCGTGAACATGGGAAACTACATAGCCGCAATAACCCCGAAAAGCGGGATTGATATCCGTGGCGAGTGGGTGGTCGTGCGCCAAACCAAAGACAGCTATGCTGACTTTGATGCAACGTACAGGCCGACCTGGTCGGGCACGGTTCAAGAAATCATCAATCCATCGGGGAGTGAGCATCTGTTCACTCGAACCATAACTCGCGGAACAAAGCTGAAAGCAGGTGTGGCGAACCGTTCTCATACATTCGAACATCAGTTCGATTTGGGTACGGGTAAAGTCGCCGACATGTTTCTCATTGCTTCCAAGTTGCTCACTTAAGAGCTGCTTGCCACGATTATAAAACATCAACCACTATCTGGGTCCTTGGGCCCAATTAACTATAGAGATACCAACATGAGCTTGACTATCAACACCAAAACTTACGATGAAGACAGTCAGCTGTCTGCCAACGGGATCCGGTATGCTGGACCCGCTCAAACCCTTCAGACCAACGATTTATGTGATCTGAAGAGAACACGACCCCAAGCAACCCTGGACAATCCAGGTGCCGGGCGTGGGCAGATTAAGTTGACCCGTACAATGACTGACGGGACTTCTGTCATAGCACTGGATGGCCTTTTGGATATAACTTGGCGCATTCCAGCTGATGCTGACGAAACGGAGATCGATGCTCTCCTCAACGACGCCGGCGCGCTTTTATCAAGCGCCGTAGGAAAGGACATTGTTAAGAAACAGGATATCACGCACTAATGGTATGGGTCTTTTCCCAACCTCGTTGCTGGTCCTATTTTTGATAGTGTCCGCGTCGTGGAGTTTGTATATCCTCTACCCTGAGGGTTAACAGATTCCGTTTCATTTGCCACGCCTCATAAGGGCGTGTATGACAGGAGTTTACTGCGATGAAGCAGCAAGTCCCGAAACCAACGGTAAAACAGGCTACAGAGCCTTCCATCGGTTTAACTGATGAGCAGTACTTCGCGCTCATTGGATCAGTTGTTAACACCACCAGGCATCTGGACCCGCTCTTACAAAATAAGCTGCAGGGCGCCCTTCGCGGGCGTAACCTAAAGCTGGCGGTTTCCATAGCCGGTTCTTTGTCCTCACAGATGTACGAGGACCCCTCATCGCATTTCGAGGGGAACCAGATCGCAAATCTAATACGGAAGTATCCATGGGAAAGCGACGAATTTCGCCCTGAGGAAGCCGCAAAGGCAACCTTTCTAAAGGGGGAACGGCGCAACCGCTGGACTAACCGTAAGCTGAGAGCCCTTAAACAGGCTCGTTCCAGTACCAAAACAAAACCTCATGTCTTTGCTCTCGAAAGAGCTCGGCAATATGTGAGGAAGGTACTGGGCGCCTTCTCGGAAGAGACGGTGTTACGACAATGCGATCTAAGTGGGGGGGCATCACTTGGTACTCACGGCAATGCCACTAACCTGTTTCAGAAATGGAATGGGCCGTGGACCGTGACTAGGCCAGCCCTCGATTATGCTATACGCGCTCTGTGGAGTAACGTCCACGCCCGAGATATTGTTCTCTCAGAGATGGGAGTTATCAAATGCTATGATCCAGCCGTTTTCGAACAGCTGGTAAGAGCGCGCGTAGTTATCGTAGACAATAATAAGATTGGCTTCGTAAATAAGACAGTACTAACCAAGCGTGTTATTGCTGTTGAGCCACTTCTGAATAACTTTCTTCAGAAGGGGGTTGATCTATACATGAGGAGCAGACTACTCCTCAATGGGATAGATTTGAGTGACCAGTCCAAGAACCAGCGCCTCGCGGCGTTAGGGAGTAAAAACTGGTTGCAAAACGACCCCTGGGTAACTATCGATCTAACCAATGCCAGCGGTTCGCTGGTAACGGAGTTGGTCAAGAAATTATCCACCCTAGAGTGGTTCGAATTCCTCGATTCTCTTCGCTGCTCAGGCTACGAGCTTGACGGCAAGAGGTCAGATTATGAGGGGTTTGTATCTATGGGTAATGGCTTTTGCTTCCCACTCGAAAGCTTGATTTTCGCATCGATCTGCCACGCAGCGGGTTGTGATGATTTCTCCGTTTACGGGGATGACATCATTGTTCGTCGCAGCAGAGCGCTCTACGTGATCGAGCTTCTAAAGTACTGTGGATTCCAGACCAACGTTTCCAAAACGTTTTTGACGGGTCCTTTCAGGGAATCGTGTGGGAGTGATTATTTCGACGGAGAGGACGTTCGTCCTTTCGTGAGTGACAGAAGGCTGGTGAATTCAGCCGACCTGATGTCCGCTCATAACGGCACTTTACGCAATCCCAGAACGGTTGCCCTCCTAGGAGGGTTCCGTGAGGAGTTGTTTGATCGAGTTCCTGTGAGATACCGGTATGTTGGCCGTATAACCAAAGGCCTAAACCCGGACTGTTATTTCATGGTGGACCAGGATGTTATGATGGCTTCACCCCACACGAAGTGGGACCGTCGTCTACAAACTTGGACATGGAAAGCTTTTGTTGCTTTACCAGTACAAGATCCTGATGCTGTTATTGACCCCGAAGATGTAAATGGGGTTGACATGTATGCACTTATTCGCGGTGGAAACCTCGATGCGTTGTATACGCTCCGTTACACGGTTAAAAGAAAAACAGCTTGGGTGCTCGAGCCCTCACTAAATGGTGACTTGATTGCCACCAGTGATGGTTCCAAATCCTTTGTTGTGAGCATAAATGAGGATAAGGTCCGTTCGTCGAAGCCTTGCAGTGATGCTTGGTTAAGACAACGAAAGAAGGAAGGCATGGTTCTAACGAACACAGCGGATCAGATAATCTGGTTCGTCTTGTCTTCCCTTGACCCTACACTCGTGAAAACTCCTATTAACTTATAGAAGCTCCACC